TCACGACGGGCGCGGGCGTGTCAGTCATCGCCGTCGGCATTTTTAGCGCCTAATGGACGCGCAACCGCAGCTCGAGCGCTACCTCAAGATCGTTGCCGCTTACGACAACGAGTTTGCAAAGTGGCAGGCTCGCACTAAGAAGATCATCAAGCGCTACCGCGACGACTCGCGCGGGCAGGGCGGCAATGAAGCCGCTCGGTTCAACGTGCTGTGGAGCAACATCCAGACGCTGCGGCCGGCGGTGTACGCCAAGCTCCCGAAGGCCGACATTACGCGCAGGTTTGGCGACAGCGACCAGGTCGGCCGCGTGGCCGGGCAGCTGCTAGAACGCGCTATTGATTTTGAGATCGAGCACTACTCTGATTTTCGCAGCACGATGACGTACTGCGTTGAGGATCGGTTCTTGGGCGGCCGCGGCACTGCGTGGTGCCGGTACGAGCCGCATGTCTCGCCCATTGGCATTGAGGACGACGGCGTCAGCGTGACGAGCACCATCGAGCAGGGCGAGGGCGCACCCCCGCAGCTTGAACGCATCGAATACGAGTGCGCGCCGGTCGATTATGTGCATTGGAAGGATTTTGGGCATAGCCAAGGCCGCACGTGGGAGGAAGTCACCTGCGTCTGGCGTTGGGTTTACATGACCCGCGAGGCGCTCGCAGAGCGCTTTGGGGACGAGGCTGCGCGCAGGATACCCCTCGACCAAGGGCCAGAGCCGCTGAACGCCTATAACGAAGCGAAGCGCGCCTACAACCGCGCCAAAATCTGTGAGCTCTGGGACAAAGAGACCGAGCGCGTCTACTGGTTCTGTAAGGGCTTGCCGACCATCATCGACGAACGCGACGACCCGCTCGGGCTAGAGGGGTTCTTCCCATGCCCGCGACCGCTCTACGCTACGACGACGAGCGACACGCTGGTGCCTGTGCCCGACTTTATCCTTTACCAAGACCAAGCGATGGAGCTCGACATTCTCTCCGACCGCATTGACGGCCTTGTCAAGGCGCTGCGGGTGCGGGGCGTCTACGACGCGAGCCAGCCGGCGTTGCAGCGATTAATGACCGAAGGTGACAACAACGCGCTGATCCCGGTCGACAAGTGGATGGCGTTTTCGGAAAAAGGCGGGCTGCGAGGCAGCATTGACCTCTTGCCGCTCGACACGCTGGCGTCGGCGCTCCTGCAGTGTTACCGCGCCCGCGAGGACATCAAGTCGCAAATCTACGAGATTACGGGCATCAGCGACATCGTGCGCGGTGCCACCTACGCAAGCGAGACCGCGACGGCGCAGCAGATTAAAAGCAACTACCAAGGCTTGCGCCTACGTTCGATGCAGGAGGAGGTCGCGCTCTTTGCCTCGGAGCTCATCCGACTCAAAGCGCAGGTAATGGCGCGGCATTACCGACCGGAGACGATCCTTGCTTACGCCGCTGCCAATCAGATGACGCCCGTCGACCAGCAGTTGATCCCGCAAGCCGTCGAGCTCCTGCGTGACCGACCGCTACGCAACTTCCGCGTCGACATCGCCGCCGATAGCCTGGTGATGCTCGATGAGAACCAAATGAAGCAGGATCGGATGCAGTTCCTCCAAGCGTTCGGCGGCTTCCTGGCGCAGGCGCTGCCCGTTGGGCAGGCGTCACCGCAGATGGTGCCGCTGATGATGGAACTCTTGCGGTTCGGGCTGCAGGCCTTTAAGGCCGCACGCGGCATCGAGGGACAAATCGACGCAACGCTCCAGCAGCTGCAGCAGGCCGCGCAGGGCGGTAATTCCGCGCAGCAGACTGAGTTAGCCGGCAAGCAGGCCGAGCTCCAGCAGCAAGGCCAGATGGAGGCGAGCAAGATGCAAATGCAGCAGGCGATGAAGGCCGCAGAGCTGCAGTACAACCTCCAAGTCGAACAGCTGCGCAACCAAGCGAAACTCGCGTTGGAGCAGCAGAAGCTCGACTTTGAGGGGCGCGTGAAGGCGGCAGAACTGCAGAGTCAGCAGGCCGCCGCTAAGTACAAGACCGACATCGACGCGCAGACTAAACTCATCATTGCCGGCATGGGCAAGACGCTGCCCGAGCCGCCCCTGCAGCAATGAAGCGCACCTACGTCTGGATCGACGGCGAACTCGTGGAGCGCAAGCGTGACGCGACAAACGCGCTGCACTACGTTGTGCCGGACATTCAGCCGTATAAGAGCATGATCGACGGGTCGATGATCACCTCGCGCTCGAAGCACCGCGCGCACCTCGCCGAGCACAATTGCATCGAGATCGGCAACGAAGATCCGACAAAACACGTTCGGCCGGCGCACGCGCGCAACACGCGCCTTGAGCGTATCAAGCACCTCGTCAACACCCGAATGACTAACGCAGAGGCCGACAGAATCCTGCAAGCACTTAGGAGCCGCACATGACCGACGACAACACCCAGGTAGAACTCGACCGCCGCAGCGTACTGGAGCAGGGCTTCGATGCCGCCGACGCCGGGCAGCCGATCGAACCCGTCACCCGCGACGCAGACGGCAGGTTCACGCCCCGCACGCCGCCGGTTGACGCGCCCGCCGAACCCGAGCAGCCGCCGCCCGTGTGGAAGCGCCCGCCGGCGAGCTGGAAGCGCGACTACCACGAGGTATGGAGCAAGGCCGACCCCAAGATGCAGGAGTACGCCTGGCAACGCGAGGAGCAGATGCGCGCGGGCGTCGAGCCGCTGCTCTCCAAGGCGCAGTTCGCCGACGCGATGCAGGAGGCGATTAGCCCGTACCTCACAACAATACAAGGCCTTGGTCTGACCCCGGACAAAGCGGTGGCGGCGCTGATGAAGGCCGACGACACGCTGCGCAACAGCAACCCGCAGGAAAAACTGCAGTATTTTCTGCAGCTCGCTCAGTCCTACGGCATCAACCTCGGCGCCCAAGCGCAGGCGCAGCCGGCAGGTCAACCGCAACCGGGGCCGCAACAAACAGTTGACCCGATGATTGTACAGTTGCAAAATGAGCTTAATCGAGTCCGTGGCGAGGTCATGGGCTGGAAGCAGCAGCAGGAAATGGCCGAAAACCAGACCCTGCTGTCTGAGATCAACAAGTTCAGTCTCAGCGCCGAACACTTTGAGGACGCCCGGCCTGCGATGATCCAGCTCCTACAGAGCGGGCTCGCGCAAACGCTGGAGGAGGCCTACGAGAAGGCGATCCGACTGGACGAGAACCTGTTCCAGAGCGCGCAGGCTGCCAAACAGGCGGCAACCGCGAAGGAGCAAACCCGGGTGGCACGGGCCGCCCGCGCAGCAGCAGTGAGCGTCAGAAGCGCCGCACCCGGCGCAAACACGGCTCCGAAAAGCAACGACCGTAGAGCAATCCTTGAGGAGCAGTTTGCTGACCTCGAGGCGCGCTTGTGATCGACTAACAACTTCGGAGATACAAAATGGCTTACGCAAACTCAACTATCAGCGACATCATTGCTACGACAATTCAGAGCCGTAGCGGTGAGCTCGCCGATAACGTCACCAACAACAACGCACTCCTGCGACGTCTCAAAGACCGCGGGAATATCAAGACCTTCTCTGGCGGTTCCGTGATCCTCCAAGAGATCATGTACACCGATGCCTCCACCAACAACACCAACTCGTACTCGGGTTACGAAGTGCTGAACGTCGGGCAGAACTCGCCCATCTCGGCGGCGCAGTTCAGCATCACGCAGTACGCCAGTGCGGTGACCATCTCGGGTCTGGAGATGATCCAGAACTCGGGCAAGGAAGCGATCATTGACCTTCTCGATGGTCGCATGGCTGTCGCTGAGGCGCAGCTCGCCAACCGCATCTCGGGCGACCTTTACGGCGACGGCACGGGCAACGCCGGCAAGAACCTCACCGGTCTTGCGGCCGCGGTGCCCGACGCTCCGACCACGGGCACCTACGGCGGCATCAACCGCGCCGTGTGGACGTTCTGGCAGAGCGTGAAATACGGTGGCGTCGTCGACGGCGGCGCGGCGGTCTCGGCGAGCAACATCCAGTCCTACATGGATGCGCTCGCGGTGCAGCTGATCCGCGGCACCGACAAGCCCGACCTTATCGTCGCCGACAACAACTACTACAAGCTCTACCTCCAGAGCTTGCAGTCGATCCAGCGCATCGCTGACTCGGGCAGCACGGCGGCGGGTTCGGGGTTTGCGGCCCTCAAGTACTACGGCGCGGGCATGGCCTCGGACGTGGTGCTCGACGGTGGTATCGGTTCGAGCACCTACAACAGTGGAAGCGGCAACGCCAACCACATGTGGTTCCTCAATACCAAGTACCTGCACTTCCGTCCGCACAAGGATCGCAACTTCGTGCCGATCGGCGGGGAGCGGCAGGCCGTTAACCAGGACGCCATCGTCAAGTTGATCGGTTTTGCCGGCAATCTGACGTGCAGCGGGTCGCAGTTCCAAGGCGTGTTGATCGCATAGGAGAAATACACATGACTGTTTCAACGAGTAATCTCATCGGCGTCGCCTTGACCAACACGGACTCAACCGCGGCGTTTACGACTGGCACGACTGTCAACCTCGACGACGGCGGGCAGGCCATCTACGTGCAGGCGGCGAGTGACACCTCGCAGTACGCGGCGGTGGCGATCCTCGCCAACAACACGTGCGTGCCGCTCACGACGACCAATGCTGCAACGAGCAAGCGCTTTGCGGTCGCGCAGACCTCGATCGCCAGCGGCTACTACGGCTGGGTGCAGTCGGGCGGTGTGGTGCGGATCAATCTTGCAATAAGCTGCAACCCGTCGGTGCCGCTTTTTACAACGGCGACTGGTGGCGTGCTCGATGACGCAACGGTGTCGGGCGGCGGCGTTGGCCTTGTGGCCGGACTCGTGGCAACTGCCACGGCGACGGTGGCGACCAGCGTCACCTGCGTCGGCGGTTACCCGCACGTCATCGGGTACTCGGGCGTTTAATGACGGCGCTGGCTGTCCCATCGTTTAGCACGGCGGCCGGGCTCGACCCGGCTGTCCGTGCGGCGGTGGCCGGCAGTTTGCCGAAGCTCGAAATCACGGTGCAGGCCTACGGCACCGCGGACGAGCTCTGCAGCAATATCCGCTCTGCGCTCGCGCGTGGGCTGCCCGAGTTCAGTTGCAGCCCCGTCAAGCACGACGGGCGTCTCGCCATCGTCGGCAGCGGCTGGTCGATGCCCGATTACATCGAGCTCATCCGCTCGCACCGCGCGAAGGGTCAGCCGATCATTGCGGTAAAGGCCGCGCACGACTTTTTGGTAGAGCGCGGCATCGATCCCGACCTTTGGGTCAACCTTGACCCGCGCGACCGCACCGACGGCATCCAGCGCCTCAACGACCGCACGATCTACATGCCGGCAAGTCGCTGCACGCCGAGCACGTTCGACTACCTCAAGGGCCGTCGCGTGTTGCTGTGGCACTCGTGGGCGCCTGGCCCCGAGGTCGACGCCATCGGCCCGGGGAAGCTCGCGGTTGGGGGCGGCACGACGAGCGGGCTGCGTGCCATCAACATCGCCTACCTCATGGGTTTTCGGCACGTCACGCTCTACGGGTTTGATAGCTGCAACAACGACAAAGGCGAGAAGCGCTTTACGGGCGCGATGACGGGCGCGGCCATCGACGTCTACGTCGGCGGCAGCGGCAAGCGCTTTACGTGCAACATGGCGATGGCGCAGCAAGCGAACGAATTTCAAGAATTGTTCAACGTGATGCCAGACTTGCACGTTGACGCCGTCGGCCCGGGGCTTATCGCGGCCATTTTGGAGGAGCGTCTCAACCGACGCACGGAGAGCAAAAATGTCATTTCCAAGTAGGATTCAAGGCACCGGCCAATCGGGCCTTTCGGCGCAGACGATCGCGGGCGACGTCGACAACGGCGTGACGGCCGCGGGCACAACTGCCGCAAACGCGACGCAGGTCAACGCGGCGTTTGTGCGCGTCAGCACGACGGCTTCGGGCACGGGCGTCAAACTGCCGAAGGTTGAGGTTGGCGCGTGGATGGTGGTGCGCAACGACGGCGGTAACGCTTTGACGGTGTATCCGCAAACGGGCACTACGATCAACGGGACAGCGGATGATACTATCGCAGCCGGCAAGGCGAACCTCTTCTTTGGCTCCAGCGCGACGACCTGGGTGACGCTCGACGGGGCTTGATCCGTGACGATCCCGTCGCGGGTGCTAGGGTCGGGGGTGTCGCAGCTGTCGACGGTGAGCATCTGCGGTGACGGCCTCGACGACATCATCGCCGCCGGCACGTCGGCGGGTAACGCCACGCAGCTCACGCACGTCTACAACGCCGTCAACACGACGCCGTCGAGCTCGGGCGTGATGCTGCCGCCCTGCGAGATGGGTGCGGTGGTCATCGTCGTCAACTCGGGTGCAAACACGTTGACCGTGTACCCCAAGAGTTCAAACACGATCAACGCAACGACGAGCAGCAGCATCGCGCAGGACGATACGTCGCTCTTTTTTGCAGTCAGTAACACGCAATGGTTTAGCCTGGTCGGCGACCGCACTTAGGAGTCAATATGCTCGACAGCGACATCAGCAACGCCGACGCGCAACTGCACGTCGAGTTCTACCTGCGCACCGAGGAGCCCGATGTCGGGCTGCCGTTTGTCAAAATCCAGATACCGGGCGACAAAACAACAATCATTGAGCAGCCGGTACGCGAGGATCACAAGCAGCGTTTCCCGCGGCAGTGGCTGTACTTCCAGATGCAACAGTCCGAAAGCGCTGCAGAGCAGATTGGCACGCCGCTTGAGCGCTGGCGCAGCGACGCGCCGTCAGAGATTACCCGCGACCAGATTGCGGAACTCGTGATCCTCAAGTTTCTGACGGTTGAGCAGCTCGCGCTCGCCAGCGACGGGCAGCTGCAGCGCGTCGGTATGGGTGGGATCGGGTTGCGTGAGCGCGCACGCACGTACCTTAACCGCAAGAACAAGTTCGACAGCGCCGCAGAACTCGAAAACACGAAAGCACAGCTCGCCGAACTGCAGGCGCAGATGGCGGCACTTGCGAGTAAGCCAAAGCGCCGCGGCCGACCGCGCAAGGTTGAGGCGTAGTCGATGGGCAGCACGATGGTGCAGCTGATGACGCAGGTCACGCAGGAGCTCGGCGTGCCCGTGCCCTCAACCGTGGCCGGCAACAACAGCCAAGACATCGTGCAATTGCTCGCGCTGATGAACGCAGTCGGCTACGAGCTCGTGCGGCGCGCGGAGTGGCGCGAGCTCACTAAGCAGTACACGTTCTATACGGAGGCCACGACCGCCACCGGCAACTGGGTTAATGGCGTTGCGGCAATTACCGGGCTGGTATCAACGACTGGCCTCGATACAACCTACCAGGTGCAGGGCGTCGGCATCCCCAACGCAACCTACATCACAAGCGTCGGGCCAACCTCTGTCGCACTAAACTATCAAGTCACCCAGACGGTGACGGGCGGCGTCGCAACCTTTCAAAAGGTCAAGTACGCGCTGCCGGCCGATTACGTTGCAACCGTCAACCGCACGCACTGGGACAAGAGTAAGCGCTGGGAGATGCTCGGCCCCGAGACCGCACAGCAATGGGAGTGGCTGCTCTCGGGCTACATCAGCACCGGCCCGCGCGTGCGTTGGCGTTTGCTTGGCAAGTATTTTCAAATCTGGCCGGGAATGAACGCCGGCGAGCTCTTGGGCTTCGAGTATCGCAGCGCTGCCTGGGCCGAGAACGCCGGAGGCACTGCGCAAAACAGTTTCACGGCTGACAGCGACACTTGCATCTATCCCGATCGGCTCATGGTGCTTGGCACCAAGCTCAAGTACTTCGAGGCTAAGGGCTTCGACACGACGGCGCTCTACCGCGACTACTCGGGCGAGCTCGAGGCGGCGATGGCGCAGAACATGGCAGCCGCTAACATTTCGTTCGCACCACGCCCAGGCACCGTGCTGATCGGCTACGACAATATTCCGGACTCGTCCTACGGCACGGGGACATGAGATGGCCTCGCCCGCGCGCCGTCGGCTGATCCAGCGCACCAGTAACAACGTCGCAAGCTTGCCGGCGCCCGTGGGCGGTTGGAACGCCCGCGACGCACTCGCCAACATGGCGCCAACCGACGCCGTCACGCTCGACAACCTATTCCCAGGCGTCTCCAGCGTGTCCCTGCGCGGGGGCTGGGCGCCGCACGCTACGGGCATCAGCGGGCAGGTCGAAACGCTGATGGTCTACAACGCGGGCGCGACAGACGAGATGTTCGCCATCGCAGGTGGCGACATCTTTGACGTCACCGCCTCGGGCGCCGTGGGCGCGGCGGTCGTGTCGGGCCTTACCGACTCGCGTTGGGAATATGTCAACGTTACAACAAGCGGCGGCAGTTACCTCTACGCCGCCAACGGCGTCGACCCGCCCGAGCTCTACGACGGCAGTAACTGGGCGTCGATTACGGGCGTCAGCTCGCCGATTGCCATCACAGGTGTGACGACGACCGAGCTGCACTGCCCGACGCTCTTCAAGAACCGCGTGTGGTTTATCCAGGCCGATACGCTGAAGGCTTGGTATTTGCCAACCGCGTCGGTGGGCGGCGCAGCCAACCCGCTCGACCTCTCGTCCGTCGCGCGGTACGGCGGCAAGCTGATCGCAATGGCGACGTGGACGATCGACGCGGGATATGGCGTCGACGACCATCTTGTGTTCATTACCGACCAGGGCGAGGTCATTGTCTATCGCGGCACTGACCCCTCCAGCTCGTCGACGTGGGCGCTCATCGGTGTCTGGCAGGTCGGATCGCCGATCAGCCGACGCTGCTTCACGAAATACGGCGGCGACTTACTGATTTTGACGCTCGATGGGCTGATCCCGATGGCTTCGGCGCTGCAGTCGAGTCGGCTCGACCCGCAGGTGGCGCTCTCTGACAAGATACAGGGCGCATTTGCTGCGGCAACCCGACAGTACAAGGCCAATTTTGGCTGGGCGCTGCTCTACAACCCGCTCAACAATGCCTTGATCGTCAACATCCCAGTCGGCACCGGCATCCAAGAGCAGTTTGTGATGAACAACATCACGAAGGCGTGGTGCCGATTCACGGGCTGGTACGCGAACTGCTGGGCATTGCTCTCTGATACTCCGTATTTTGGCGGCGACGGCGTGGTTGCGCAGGGCTGGGTGACGGGCAGCGGCGCGAATGCTTACGCCGACAACGGCGCAGCCATCGCAACACGCGCTCTGCAGGCGTTTAATTACTTTGAGACGCGGGGCGTCATCAAGTATTTCACGCGCGGGCGCCCGACGCTTTACAGCAACGGCACGCCGACCATCAATCTCGGCGTCAATGTCGACTTTCAGATTGCAGACATCGTCGGCGCGCTGTCTTTTTCGCCCACGAGTTACGGTTTGTGGGGCGTCGGGCTCTGGGGGCAGGCGCTTTGGGGCTCCAACACCGTCGTCAGTAACAATTTCGCGGGGTTGCAAGGCATCGGGTACTGCGCCGGCATCAATTTCAATAGCAGCAGCAAGAACTTGCAGCTGGAATGGGCCTCAACCGACATTGTGTATCAGCTGGGATGGGCTGGCGCATCGTAAGCAGCCCCGAAGTGGGGCACTGGACGATGGCACGCACGGGAGGGGCGTACTTTCCGGGGCGATCGGTTGCCATTGGCCTCGAAAACGACGGGAAACTGACGGCAGGCGTCGTCTACGAGATGTACAACGGCGTTTCGGTCGTTTGCCACATCACCTGGGATCGAATTACGCCCGCGTACCTCGCGGCGGTGTTTGATTATCCCTACAACCGTGCAAAAGTTGATAAAATCATCGGGCCAGTCAGCAGCAACCATACCCGGGCGCTCGCATTGGTCAAAAAGTTGGGGTTCGTGGAGGAAGCGCGCATTAAAGATGCCGCTCCCGACGGGGACATCGTGTTTTTGACGCAGACACGCGATGCGTGTCGATATTTGGAGCCGAGGTATGGGCAAAAGATCGCCAGCACCGCCGCCAGCGCCTGATTACGCTGCGCTTGCCATCAAGCAGGGCGAGGCTAACCTTGAGGCCGGCAAGCAGTCGGCCATTATGTCGAACCCCAACATCTACACGCCGACGGGCGCGCAGACGGTTACCTACGACACAAGGGTTGACGGCATCCTGCAGCCGACGATTCGGCAGACAATCTCGCCCGACGCAGAAGCTGCGTTGCGTCAACAAGAGCTTGCGCAGCTTTATATGTCGCAAGCGGCTGCTGGCGCAGCGTCTGGGCTTGGCAACCTCGGCATTGCGTCAGCATTTAGTCCTCAAAACCTCCCCGGGCTGCGCTATGACGTTGCGGGTGCAGGCAACATTGAGCGGTACTTGCCCGGTCAAGAAACCCCGGGCTACACCGACATCTCGTATGCACTCAGTGATATGCAGCTCAACGCTCCCACAGCGGGTGGGTATGCCCCTACAACGGGCTACGGCGTTGAGGGGCTGCCTGGGCAAATCGGCGCAGGCACGCAGGCAGGTGGCGGCCCGCGGGCACCCGGCATGGAGCGGTTTCAGTACGGCGGCCCACAGACGGCGGTAGGTGAAATTGGCTTCACGCCCGCCGGCACGCAGTTCGTCGGACAGCCGCAGGCTTACCGCGCTGACTTCAGCGGCGTCGGTGGCGTTGGACAGGGCACCGGCAGTCGTGATTACGGGTTAGCGCAAGGCGGCCCGGGCGCAGGGTTATATGGCCTTGCAGGAGGTGGCCCGAGCGGTATGCAGTTCGGGGGGCTCGACACCTCGGGCCTCATGGGCGTGCAGGGCGGCGTCGGCCAGTTTGGTCAAGCCGCAGGCGGCCCTGCTGCCCCGCAAGTGCAAGGGCTTAACCTCGGGGGCGTCGGTACGGTCGGCGGGACGGCAGCGGGCAGTCAGTTCGGCATGGCAGCAGGCGGCCCGAGCGGCGTGCAATTTAGCGGCCTCGATGTGTCGGGGCTGGGTGGTGTGCAGCAGGCGCCGGGGCAGGGGCAGTTCGGGTACGCGCAGCAATTTGTGGGGGGCCCCAACCTGCAAGGGCAGATTGACGTGGCAGGGTTGGCTGCAGCGCCTGTGAGCGCGGGCACGACGGCGCAGCAGGCGATCCTCTCGCGCCTCGCTCCGCAGCTGCAGGCAGAGCGTCAGCAACTTTACACACAGCTCGTTAACCAGGGCCTGCGCCCGGGTGGCGAGGCGTTCAACGCCGCAATGTCAGCGCAAGCGCAGAAAGAGAACGACCTTATCCTGCAAGCCGCCTCGCAAGGTATCGCGCTCGACCAGGCTGCCCGCCAGCAAGGCTTTGCCGAGCAGCAGAGCCGCGCTATGTTCGCCAACCAAGCCGCGCTGCAGGGGTTCGGCGCCGGCATGGAGCAGGCCAACCTGTACAACGTCGGGCTCGGGCAAAACGTCCAGCAGGCGCTTGCAACACAGGCCGCGGCCAACCAAGCGCAGCAGCAGGGCTTTGGTCAGCGCTTGGCAGCCGGCGAGTTTGGTCGCGAGGCACAACTTGCCAGTTTCCAAACAGGCCAGCAGGCGCAGCAGGCGATCAATGCGGCGATCGCGCAGAACTTCGCGCAGGCGCAGGCGGGCGAGGAGGCGGCACGAGCTGCACAAGCGCAACGGTTCGGGCAGGCGGTAACAGGCACGCAACTCGGCGCCGACATCGCAGGGCAGCAGTTCGGGATGCAGCAGCAAGCGCAGCAGGCGCAAAATCAAGCGATTGCGCAGAACACGCAGTTGGCGTTGCAGAGCGGGCAGTTTGCGAACCAAGCGCAAGCGCAGCAGTTCGCGCAGCGCCTGGCTGCGGGTGAGTTCGGGCGCGAGGCGCAGCTGGCGTCGTTTCAAACGGGTCAACAGGCGCAACAGGCGATCAACGCAGCGATTGCGCAGAACTTCCAGCAGGGGCAGGCCGCGCAGCAGCTGCAGAACCAAGCGATCCAGCAGAACCTGCAAGGGGCGCTCGGGGCCGAGGAAGCACAGCGTGCCGCGCAGGCTCAACGCTTCGGTCAAGCCGCAACGCAGGCAGAACTGGCGGCGCAGCTAGGCGGCCAGCAGTTCGGTCAGCAGGTGCAGCTGCAGCAACTTGCTAACCAAGCGGGCGCGCAAAATTTCCAGCAGCAGCTTGCAGCGCGCGAGGCGTTCAACCAAGCGCAGCAGCAGGCGGTGCAACAAGCACTCGCGCAGCAGGGCTTCAACCGCGAAGCAACGCTCGCGCAGTTTGGCGTCGAGCAGCAGGCGCAGCAACTCGCCAACGCCGCTGCCGCGCAGAACTTTGGGCAGCAGCTGCAGGCGCAGGAGGCGAACCTTGCGCGGCAGGCCCAGCAGGCAGGCCAAGCCGGTCAGCAAGCGCAGTTCTACAACCAAGCGCAGGCGCAAGCCTACCAGCAAGCGCTCGCACAGCAGGCCGCGCAGAACGCAGCGCAGGCGCAGCGGTTCGGGCAGGTCGTGAGCCAGCAAGACGCTCGCAACGCCGCCCTCGCGCAGCGCTTCCAGCAGGACGCCCAGCGCGCCGCCTTGCAGAACGCTGCACAGCAGCAACAATTCAACCAGAACATCGCCCAGCAGCAGTTCTATAACACGGCGGTGCAGCAGGCGCTTGCACAACAGGCGGCGATCCGCTCAATCCCAGTAAATGAGATCAGCGCGTTGCTTTCGGGCGGGCAAGTCAATGTGCCGCAGTTCCAAGGGTATCAAGGCGTCACCGTTGCGCCGGCGCCGGTGTTCCAGGCAGGGCAGGCAGCAGGCGACTTTGCGCAGAGGAGTTATGCCGGTCAGATTGGCGCCTATAACGCTCGCATGGGCCTGTATGGCGACATTGCAGGTGCGGCTGGTACTTACTTAGGTACAAGAGGATAAACCATGTACGGATACGACCGACCCGACCGACCGCAGCGGATGGCGCAGATGCTAGCGATGCAGGAGCGCAATAAGTCCATCGGCGCGCCGCCCGGGCAGCGCGACGGTATGCCGGCGATGCGTCCAACGCTCGCGTACAGCGGCGCTACGCCGAACACGGCCTCGGGCGTGCCACCGCAAGCCATGAACTTCAACGGCCCGCAAATGACGCCACAGCCTGGCATGAGTGGCATGGCGATGGAGGGCGTACCGGGCCGAGCAGGCGGCGCGATGATGCGCAGGCCGCAAGCGGCGTTGCAGGTCGGTGGCCGGCCGATGCGTCCTAGGGTGGGCTCGCCCGGCATGACGACGCCGCAGGGCGGCAGTTACCGCGGAGATTTTGAGAATGCCGATTAGACAGGTCGAGGTGTTTCGGACGCCGTCGGCGTATGACCGCGAGCTCGCGGAGGCGCGTCGCCGTGCCGCATTGGCTGAGGCGCTGGCGCAGCAGCAGTACACGCCGAGCGAGACATCGACCGCGCCGATCCCGCGCGCGGCACCGCTAGTGCGCGCACTGCAGGGGTATCTCACTGCCCGCGAAGAGCGTAAGGCACGCGAGGCAGAGGAGCGCGCCCTCCAGGCTGACACAGCCGGCGCAGAGGAGCTGCTGCGCGACCTCAAGCCAGAGCAGCGGGTGGCTGCGCCAACCGCGACAGAGATTGCGCGCAGCGTAGGTATGCCGCAGGTGAGCGAGGATGGCACCGTCGGTTACGAGCCAGGC